CATATGAAGTAAACAAAGCATTTCAGACTTCAATGTCAAATGTTCAAGCATTATCAGGTGCAACTGGAAAAGATTTACAAGACCTGACTAATTTAGCTAGAGAAATGGGAGCTACTACTCAGTTCAGCGCCTCAGATGCGGCCGACGCACTTGGCTATATGGCTCTTGCAGGCTGGGATGCACAACAATCAATGGATGGTTTACCTGGTGTGCTGAACCTTGCTGCTGCATCAGGTATGGAACTTGCAGATGCCAGTGATATGGTAACCGATTATTTGTCAGCATTTGGGGAAGGTGCAGACCAAGCAGGTAGAATGGCAGATGTACTTGCATACGCTCAAGCTCATTCAAATACTACAACTGCAGGTCTTGGAGAAGCATTTAAAAACTGTGCTGCAAATGCACATGCTTTTGGACTTGATATAGAACAAACTACTGCATTAATAGGAAAACTATCTGACCAGGGGCTAAAAGGTAGTGAGGCAGGTACAGCGTTAACAGCAGTAATGCGTGATATAACTCAAAAAATGAAAAATGGGTCAATACAAATAGGTAAAACCGCAGTTTCTGTACAAGATTCAAATGGTAATTTCAGAGATATGACGGATATATTAGCAGATGTAGAAAAAGCTACTAATGGTATGGGAGATGCTCAAAAGAATGCCGCCTTGATGGGAACATTTACTGCCGACTCAATAAAAGCATTAAACATATTATTAAATACAGGTAGCGGAAATGTAAAAGACTTTGAAAAAGCATTGAGAGGTAGTAAAGGGTCAGCTGAGGAAATGGCTAAAACTATGAATGACAACTTAGAAGGTGACTTAAAGAGTATGAATTCAGCTATTGAAGAATGTTATTTGACTATGATGGAAAAACTAGACCCAGTACTACGTCTAATAGTTCAAGGTATTACAAAACTTGCACAGGGATTTGGAAAAATACCACAGCCTATAATGATAGTTATCATGAGTATAGCAGGAATACTTGCAGTATTAGGACCTTTACTTCTAATTATAGGTACTGTAATGACTCAAGCTGAAAAATGTGTTCAAGTTATAAATAGATTTAGAGCATTTAGAGCAGCAGGTGGATTTGCTCGAGTATTTAGTATCGCATTAAATGGAGTACGAGCCGCATGTACAAGGGTAGTTAGTATTATCACAGGTACAGTATTACCTGCATTACAGTCTTTATGGGCAGCATTACTAGCAAATCCAATAGTACTTATAATAGCTGCGATTGTAGCACTTGTTGCAGGATTTACTTATTTATGGAATCATTGTGAAGGATTTAAAGAATTTTGGATAAAACTATGGAAAGATGCTTTGATGGCTATTAAAAGTTTTTCTCCAGCACTAGCAGGAGTTTTTCAAGGTATTGGAAATGTTATATCTGGATTTGTAAATATAATCCAAGCCGTATTAGGTGGTATTGTTGACATCGTTAAGGATATATTCTCTGGTGACTTTGATAAGGTAGGTGAAGACTTTATCAAAATGGGACAAAAAATATCGGATGCAGTTGATAAAATATTTAAAGGATTTGGACAAATAGCAGAAAATGCATTGCAAGGATTACAAGATGCGGTTATTGGTGGACTTCAACATATAATGGACCCACTTATCGACTGGGGATATTCAGTATCAAGTGCATTAGGAGATGCCTTTATAGATGTATATGCAGTATTTAGTGACTCATTCCAAATGATTATCGACTATGTACAAGACATTATTTCCATACTTGGAGATTTATTCTCCGGTGACTTTGAAGGCGCTCTACAAGGCGTAGAGGAATTATTTTCACACCTTGGTGAAAACATTAAGACTGTGCTCGAAGATATAGGATATCTTGTTGTTGATACCTTTAGTGCTATAGGTCAATTAATCATGGGAGCATTAAGTTCTGCATGGAGTTCAATAACAAGTTGGTTTAGTCAATTAGGTTCATCTATACTAAATGCACTATCAAATGCAGTTAGTGCTATCGGAGATTTCTTTAATAATCTACCAAGTATGATAGGTAATGCTATTGGAGTTGTAGCTGGTGTTATCGCAAGTGCAATAGTTAATGGATGGAATTTTATAACACAAACAATACCTACATACTTATCTCAACTTGGTGAGTGGTTCTCACAACTTCCAACAGTTATAGGTCAATGGCTAACAGATACGTATAATAAAGCGACAGAATGGGCAAGTCAAATGGGAAGTAAAGCTCAAGAAGCTGCTCAACAATTCATAGAGAGGGCATCAACATGGTTTACACAACTACCTTCAAGAATAGGTAATTGGTTATCACAAACATATAATAGAGCCGCTCAATGGGCAAGTCAGTTACCTGGTAAAGCACAACAAGCAGGTTCTCAATTTGTAAGTAGAGCAAGTGCTATGTTATCTCAATTACCAGGGCGAGTATGGAGTTATCTTTCAAGTTGTATATCAAGAGCAATATCATTTGCATCACAATTTGCTAATAAAGGACTTCAAGCTGCTAACAACTTCAAAAATAAAATAATTAGTGGACTTCAAAGTATTCCATCAAGAGTTGCAGGTATAGGTAGACAAATAGTTCAAGGGCTATGGAATGGTATAAAAGGAGCAGGTGGATGGTTACGAAGTCAAATAAGTAGTTTTGCAAGTAGTGTAGTATCTGGGTTTAAATCTTCGTTTAAAATACATTCACCATCTCAAATTATGAGAGATGAAGTCGGTAAATATTTACCACAAGGTATAGACGTAGGTATTAAACTAGGAAGCAAAGATACATTAAAAGCAGTAAAAGATTTCTCAAATCAAATAATAGAAACAGCTAAACTTGGTGATATTACTCAAGCAATGTCTATAAATACAGGTGATGTGAGCACTCAAAATATAGTTCAATCAGATAATACTGTAGCTGCGATTGATGAATTGAGAAGGACTGTACAACAACAAAATACTGAATTTGACTATAATAAACTAAAAGATTGTTTTGTGTCAGGTGCTAGAAATATAGATTCAACTATACTAATGGATAAAGAAGTTGTAGGTAGAAAAGTGGCAGAGCCTGTAAAAACACATAATGACACAACAACAATGCGACTAAACAGATTGGAGGGTATAACACAATGGTAAATTATTTCATGTTCAATAAAAGTGAAATAAATGAATTGTATCTAGTTACAGATATATCAAGAGTGTTATTACCAAAAAAGAAAATAGAGACTCTAGATATAGCATCTAGAGATGGTGAAGTATTCAATGGGAGCAAATATGCTCCTATTGAGTATAACATAACTATTTTAGTGACTGGTAATGATGAATTTGATTTACAACAGAAAATACGTGATTTAAAAAATTTATTATATAGTAAAGTACCTGTGGAAGTTAGATTATTAGATGAGACCAAGTTTTCATATGGGATAGTAGATGAAGATATAGATTTAGAGCCAAAATCTGCATTAGACATATTAGCAAAAATACATCTAATTTGTCATATGCCATTCTTCTATGACGTAGACTTAAAAGTAGCCGATAATACTCAAAATAATAC